TCCACCACCTTGACCTCCACCACCAAACATTCCACCACCTTGTCTAACAGGATCGGATGGTCTGTTTCGTAACATGTCCTCTATACGACCTGCTTGACTTTGACCGGGTGTACCACCACCAAAGATGCTTCTGCTTTGAGAAGGTGCAACTGGTTGTATTTGCATTATTTGTTCAGTTGTTAAATTTTTGTAATCTGCCTTTGTAATTGGTTTGCCATCTAATGTTCCAACAACATCAGGATCGCCACCACCAAGAAATCCACTTAAAGGACCATCACCTAGCAATCCTTTCATTGATCCTAAGCCTTTTCCTATACTGCTAAACCCACCTGCTGTACCACCTGCTATCGAAGATAAACCGGGTATTCCTGCATTTGCTACCATGCTCATAGCTGAACTACCTAAACTACCAAGTGCACCACCAATACCGGGTATCTTTGTAGCTAAACCACCAATACCACCTAATACGCCACCTAAAGCAGTACCAACGCCCGGAACTAGCATAGCAATTGGAGCTACTTTCTTAACTACCTTACCTAGTTTTTTGCCTAGTTTTTTAAAGAAACCAAACTCTTCGAGTCCTGTTGATTGGTTAAGACTAGCAATACCCATACCTACTACAGCTTCTTCAGGGTTAATACCTAATTGATTAAACTTCTCTTCAACCATCATTTCAAACTGTGGGTCTTCCATCATTTCAGGAGGTAATACAATCTCACCCGGTCGTACATGAGCCAAAGCTGTGTCTTCACCACCACCTGCTTGTGCTACTTTTTTTGCTACACTACCCAAAGGTGCCATCATGCTTGCTGATAATTTGGCAATCATATGACCCAATCCTTCAGCTTCTTCAGGATCAGCAGTCATTTGGAGTTCTTGTTGTAAAGAATTTATGGCTTGTTGGGTTTCGTCTGTTCTACCAACATTAATACTGGTTGAAGGCGATGGCACCATACGATACCCTGCTTCGATAAATTGATTAATGCTAGGGTCGTTTTCTCTTACAACTTGTATATCTTGCCCATTGCTTAATTGAATCAAGCTAGATGGACTAGCATCTCTAAACATTTCCATTTCTTTGTTTGAGATAGCTCCTTTGGATTGATTGATCTGCTCGCTCATATTATGAATAACTTGAAAAAGTCGTTGTAATTCATCAGGGTCTTCAACATTTCTTGCTATATCTTTAATTCTTTCTAATGCTATTTCAGGTTTTGTAAGCTCAGGCGTTGCAGGCATTGTATTTAAACCATCAGCCCTAGTTAGACCCATCCTTGGACTAGCATCTCTAAACAAGTCCATGTCTTGGTCAGATATAGGACCCACACCACCAATCATAGCTCCCATGCTAGGAACAGCATCTCTAAACATTTCCATTGTTCTTTTAGATGTAGCACCCATGCCCTGAGTTAAATTGTTGATTCTTTGTTGTAATTGTTCGCTTATAGCCATAATTAACCTATTGTAACTGTTACTGCTCCTACACTCATTGTAGCACCTAATCCTGTTGGATAGGTTTGATGACTGTACAAGTCTCTGAACCTAGTACCATCAAACGCTTGATGTATAGAGTTTGTAGTATTAAATATTATACTACCTGTTGCAAATTGCAATTCAGAAATCTCTGTAGCGTTAAAACTAGGGATTCTATCAGGATCAACATTGTCTAAATTAATCTCTAATATTCTTATTAAACGATTGAAAAGCTCAGGTGTTACATCAGTGCCCTCAGCCAATGGCAACCTTGTAACCAAGAGTTTTGTCATGATCCTCTACGACCTGATGGCTGTATATCTAGCCTAGTGTTACCCAACCTCCATTTGTAATCTTTTCTATCATCAGCGTTATTATCATCATCTGACTCAAATCTAAGCACAAATTGACGACCTCTAGCCCTTACATCTGCTTTGTTGGTATTAGATTTAATTTGTGATGTAGAGTCTGTGGTTAGGCTTTCACCCATAAAATCACGATTCTTTAATACTATGTTTATCGCAGGATCAGGTGAAGTGCCTTGTGAATTAACAAATTTAATATCAGGCAAGATGCGTTTTACAAACGCCAATGAGTCACCATCACCTATATCAAAGTCAGCAGATTGTATAAATACATTGTCCATCGGCTCAGTGTCATCGTTAAAACCTGATTCGTGGTTGTATAAATAATAAGAACTTGACGATACACCAGTGGCTTGTGGATTGTTTTGTATGCCACCATCGATCCAAGCATGTCTTACCAATGAGCCAATTGACCATGAGTTTTCTTCGTAATTGTATATGGCGTATCTTGAAATTTCTCTTGTGCCATCATCAATGGATGGATAAAAGAACCAAACTTCTGAAAACTCTGAGTTTAAAGCTACATGACATTTATAAGACTGTGATAAATCAAGGTCAGAAAACACATATTCTTGCACTGTGCATGGTAGTTTTTGTACAGCACCATTGTAGAAGTAAAATCCTTGTTTGCTCATGAAAAATACGCCACTAGGTGCATTAACAAAGGCTTTAGGTCCTAACAAGCCTGCTCCTTCATTAATTAAATTAACAGAAAAAACCAATGGAGCACCAATGAAACGCATACTGTAAATACTCGTATCAGTCCAAATTAAAACCTCTTGTCTTGCTTTTAAACCACCCACAATCTGTGAACCACTTGATAAACGCAACGATCCTGCTGAATTAGTGCTAGTAGGGTTCCAGTCAATTGCACTTTCTGAGTCAGAAAAGGCAATTAACATAGGATCAACTACACCAGTTCGATTGCCACCTGTAATAGGATCAGCACCTAAAACGATTGCATGTCTATCTGTTTCAGAAACTAAAACTTGCAATCCTACTGTAGGAGCTTTGTCTGCTCCTGATATATCTGACAAAGCTACAGCCCTAGTGGTTAAACCATCGTTTTCTGTCCACAAATAGATACCACCACCACGAACATTAATTAATAAGTTTTCACCAAAGTTGTCATGTGACCATAAACGCAATTGATTGGTAACACTTAAAGTATTTTCAGCACTCCATGTGCCTGCACTCCAAGCTCCTGAACCCCAACCAGTGTTTTGCACATAGTCATCTAAACCAACATTAATTTGATATAACCCATCTACACCTGATCCACCATTGCCTGAATCACTTGCATTTGCTGTAGCTGATGCCACAAAAGTGTAAGTATTGGCTGTGGGCACAGTGACAATTTGATGTTCTGTGTTTAAGACTGATGCTGTAATTAAACCACCTAAAGAAACTGCTCCACTAATAGTAACAAAATCACCAATAACAGCACCATGACTGGAATCAGTAGCAGTGATAGTAGCAGAACCATTGGTTGCACTAAAAGTTATTGAATTGGTACTGGTTTTTCTGATAGGAGTAATGTCATTAAAAACACTACCTCTTTCTATGTAATATTTAAGAGTGGTTCCTAAACCAAGATATTTGGTACCACCAAGACTGACCCATTGATGTAAAGCCCTAGCTATGCCTAAAAAAGCATCAGAACTAGCTTTTAGCCAACCACCAATTTTTTCAGGTCGATTTCTTCTAAAACGAATAAAATTAGCATCAACATAACCACCTTCTTCTGAGTAATCAGTCTCTTCTTTGTTGATTCCTGCTTTGAAATTAAATTTTGCTAAAGGCATAAGTAAACTCTTTTATTGTCATAAAAGTTTACCATAAACTTTAAAATTTACGCCAAACGAATAATCGCACCAGTTGCAGTCGCACTAGGGAAAACCACAGTGAAATCGCCTGCTGTGCTAGTTTTGTCTCCACCAAAGTCAATTGCACAAATTGCTTTATTACCATTGGTAGTGTTATACAGCAAACAACCTCTAGCTGTAACTGTAGCTGTACCAAAAGTTAAATCTGCAAAATCACACACAGCAGTGGTTCCTGAAAGGGCAGGAGTAACATTGGTTAATGCTGATCCACCTGCACTGTAGTTAGTGCCTGTAGATTGTCCTGTGGTTACATATACAGTAGTACCTGCTCCCAAAGTTGCTGATGATGTGTAGAGTGCTAACTTAATAGAATCTGCACCATTGGTTAAATTATGTCCTTCGACAAGTATTTGTTGTTTAAAACTTGAACATATTGCTGATGTAATTGCCATTTATAGCTCCTTTATAATCTTAGCCATGTCTTCATGACCTTGTTTAACTAATAAACCAACCATAGTAACCTTTTTAGATTCTATCGCACTGTTTATATTAGCTAAGATTATACTATAAATGTGATTTTTGAAAGCCTCAGCTTGCAACCTTACATGTTCAGGTGCATTTTCTGATATGCCTAAGATTTTTTCAGTGGTTTTTTTAGCCCAAAATTCAGGATCATGACCCTTATTGTCTGTGGTATGAACTTCTACTTTACCCAATTGTATAAAACTTTCTGACATTATCCTTTATATGGTTCAGGTGGTAATTCGTGTTCTTGCAAAGTTAAGCCATCTTTTGCTAGTTCGCTATCTACCTCATCATAAGGTTTGATAATCCATTTGTTGCCATGAATAACAGTTACAAAAGGTTTTTCTAAACGATGGTAGCCATAGAGCTTTTCTGTTGGTGGAACATCAGCATCTAAGACTGTTGATCTAGGGCTAACACCTACTGTGATTCCATGATCCATCATTTTAGATAGCCAAAATTCAACACAAGCTCTGCCTGCTTCTGCAAAATGTAAGTCGTTTCTATAAGAAAAATCTATGCCAAATAAATCAATTGACTCTACTTCACTCCACATAGCAAAGCCTAAAGCATAGGCTACTGTGTTGTTAAAGTATGCACACTGAGTAGCATTAGCAACTTCTTCTATAGGAAAAAGGGTGGCTTTTGGCACTCTTTTATCTAATTCACAAGTGTAAACAGGTATTTTAAGCTCAGGTAACATCTTACGCATAACCAAAGTTTGTTTGCCTGCATCATCACTGTCTAAAAATCGACTAGCAGGGTCCATCATAAACAAACGATCTAGGTTAAAAACACTGCAAGCTGAGTTTATACCCCAAACTTCATCCCATTCTTTACCATTTTCTTTGCCAATCACATAATCTATTTGTGATATGCCAAGACCTAACAAGGCAACTCTCTTGCCCTTGAGCGATTTAATTGGTTTCATTACGATACTACTGAGCGTAGGCTATCGTATCTGTATTCGTCTCTAGTATCTCTACCTTCTGATAAGTTTTTCATTCTCATGATTGCCTCTTTGAATCTTGCTTCAAACTGAGCAATGACATCAGGAGTCTCTTTAAGAAAAATTGCACCTTCAACTAAACTTCCATAAAGTAAAGCATCAGGATAATCTGTACTAAGAACTGTCGTTCCACTGTCACTACCACTTGTTAAAGAAGATGGTTTATATAAGTAATGTAATTCTACTGTATAAATTGCATCAGGTACAGGTGCAAGAGAAAAAGACTCTTGACTAAAAATTGAGTAATATTTGGGTTGACCTGTAACAGTTGTTGTTGGGCTGTACTCTTTTAAGAAAGAAGCGTGTTTTAGATCAAGATAAGTGTAAGTATTGCTTGATACAATAGCTAGACTCATAGGAGCCAAAAAATCACTAGGACAAGCCAAAAATCTTGTATCAGCAGTAGTTTGACCTTGCACATTCTTTCTTTGTTCAGGTAATTCAACAAATTTTAATATTCTATCTTCTGCTTCTTTAATAAAAGTAGGTAAATTATTGGTAAAAGTAGTTTCAGAAGATTCTAAATAATCTCCTATTGCTGTCTTTAATGTTGCGTATGTAAAACTCATGATGTTGTAATAGTAACAGAACCTACACCACAGGCTACTTCAAAAGTTGTTAATTGTGTGCCTAACTTACCTAAGCCAACATTGGTGTAGACAGTAAAAAAATTGTTATCGTCTGCTGTATCAGGTCTTGGGTCTTGTAATGCTTGAGGATCAGTGGCTACATTTCTTGGTTCTATTTGTGGATGTTTGGGATCAAACTGGTCAGGTCCTACCAAAAGACCATTCCATGTTTTTTTCATGTCTATTAATTTGTAACGAAAACCAGTTACATCACAAATTCCATAAGCATTTTTATTACTGGCAAATGCACTCATTAGGCTGAATTATAACTCCTTAGATCAGGGCTAACACGAAACGAAGCTCTTTCTTCATCTTGATTCATGGCTCGCAAAAACTCTTCTTCATACAACTGTTTTAACATGGGTGTTCTTTCAGGTGCTTTTTTAAGAGATATGTAATATGCAAGACCTGCCGCTAAACATGGATAGAACCTATAAGGCATATCCATAGTATTAGCACCTACATCAGCATCATCCATGCGTGTAAGCACATTCATGTACACAGTGTATGTTGCAGACTTATCAGGTGTTGGGTAAACACTAATGGTTGGAGATAGTTGTTTGTCTATAACAAACTGATTGGGCTTACCTGTTTGTGCTTTGTTAGGTATAGCTGAGTATTGTGAACGACTAATTCTAGCCATAGCAATGTCAGTTACATCAGAGCCAATGGTTTCTCTGACAAAAGCATCTAAAACATCAATGGGTGCAGTGCTATTAGTAGTGTCTATGTTGTAAGTAGTGGTATCTGTAACCATAGCCACAGTCTTTTGGGTTATAGTCCACTGGTTTAATCCTCTGTTAGCCCATTCTGCTAACAGAAGATTAAGACTTCTTTGTGCTGTTTTAAGATCGTAACCTGTGCGAAGCTCTAAACCACATCGTTCAAATGCTTCTTCTACAAATTCACCTACATCAGGTTCAAAATTTTTACTGCTTGATGTTGCCATCTATCCATAGTTTTTAATTAATTCAAGAATAATGACATAAGTATCGCCACTTGAATGACCTACTGTGGTGAAATCAAGATCGCCTGTTACACCACTGCCTGCATTGTTTGGAATACCTGAAAAATCATCGTAATACTCGTCACCAGTTGAATCAGCAGGTAAGGTTACAGCTAAAACATTGGTAGTGGCATCAAAATCAATTTTGACACCCATACCTGTTGTTGCCCACCATACCTTTGCGATTGCAACTGAAGTACAAGCAACGCCTGCTGCATTTGAATTTAAAGCTGATACATCAACTTTTTTTACTGCAGACTCACCACTGCCATCACTGGCATTGGTGAATTTCATAACAGCCTTGCGTTGCCCATCCTGAATGGTTTGTGATGTTACTACATCAGCCATAATTACTCCTTAACTAAAAGAATGTGAAACTGTGCCATCTCCAAAGACATGACCATTTAGAAGCCAAATAGCATCTGTAATAGCCACACATCTAATATGACCACCAATAAATCTACCATCAGTGTCAGCATCCATAGTCAATCTATAGTCAGCCGCGGCAGGTATATTCCAACCAGTTGTGTCAATGTTTTCGTTTAATGCAACAACACTTCCAAGTTCATCTTTATCTTGTTGTAAAACCATTCCTTGAAAAGTATCAGAGCTAGAAGCACCTT